AATGAGCGCAATGATGAATAGTAAATTTTTCATTTTGTTATTTGATTGATGAATATTCTTTTTTTGCATCGAAACAAGGACAAGCCTTCGCCACATTTGGAAAGTCTTTGTGACCTTGCACTATTGCATTTGGAAACATTTTCTTATATGTACGGATAAGTTTCAATAAGGTTTCCTTTTGTGCCGGTGTTCTATTGTCAATAGGCTTGCCGAACTTATCCACCCCGCCAATATAGCATAGGTTAATGATTGAAGCGTTGTGACCTTTTACGCCGTTAGATGGATAAGCGATTGATAATAGTTGGTTGTCCTTTCCGTTTGCATCAACTATGTGATGGTAGCCTACTTGTTTCCATCCTAGTTTTTCTTTCCAATATCTTTTTATTGCGTCAACTGTGGCATCTTGTCCCGTTGCCGTGCAATGAATAACTATGTGAGTGATGTTTCTCATTGACCAAAGATATAAATTATTTTGAATGATTCTAAATTAGACATATTTGTAAAGTTTAGTTGTAAATAGATTATCTTTGTTTCATAATCAAAAAACAAAATAACAATGAGCAAAGAAACAAGTATTGAATATTTGGTTAAAAAAGTAATGTGTTGGGAAAAAGACCATGAGCATTGGATAGAGATGCCAACAAGGGAATTTTTAGAATACGCTAAACAGGCTTTTGAGATGCACAAAAAAGAATGTGAAGAATCTTATATAGAGGGCGCAGCGGGAGGAATTACCAACACCTTTGAAGGGTATTATGAAAACGCCTATAAAGATTTCATGAAAAAATACAAATAACATTATAAATAAAATCATTAGTCTGTTTCCCACACTCAAGACTTTTTTCTAAACTAAAGGGATAAATTAAGCCACTCAATACCGATTATGATATTATCCATTGAACCAATGAAAGCAATAAGAAAAACACGACCCAACACTTTGACGAACACCATTCGAATTAGAGTGACCAAAGAACAACACGAAGCTTTGATGAACTTAGCACACGATAGGCATCTTACGTTTAGTGATTATGCTCGAAAGATGCTATTGAATAACATTGAAAAGACCCACGCATAAGGATACCAGGCTCTGCGGAGGCGCAACCTGGATTGGGTGGCTTTGTTTTTTTTACTCGTGTGTGAATTGTCCCTTTTCGTCGAATGACTTAAGACGTTTTAATATCCAAACGGGCAACAAATCGGGTTTAATTGCACCGATATTCTCAACGATACTAATTGCCTCACGAACAAGTAAGGCCGCATAACAAAGTTCCTCAACCCACATAAATATTGACTTAGTGACATCGTTGGTGCTGAAGTTTGTGAGGTTGTGAATAACCACTAAAAAGATTGCGTACAATACGCTTTTAATTACTAGACCGCCAAACCTTGCGCTTGACAATTTCCCATACTTAAACGCTTTCCAAACACCTAGAATAGTGTCTATCATTATCATTATGACTAGATAAACTAGGAAAGACCAGTCGTTGAATATATAAGTGTTGAACAGTCCCGCAATACCCGACCAAGTGAACGCCAATAAGAACGGTAATTTAAGTTTGAATAGATCTAAATATGGCATAAATATACCTAGTGAATTGTCTTTCATTTCTTATCATTTGATTTTTGGGCAATGTACGCCTTTAATTTCTCGTGATAAACTTTTTTTAACTCTTTATTTGTTTTGGTCTTTTTAACCATATCAATTAAGTATTTTATTGCACCATGTTGGACACCATTCACCATATACACCGCGTAGTTGAGGGTTGCTCATTGCGGTGTTGCCGCTACTAAATACCATCGAGTTCTCATTGTAGTTATCTCTCTTTGGTGATTGGTCTGGGAACTGATTTGAATTGTATTCGGGAAACAATCCACTATTCGCGCAAAGATAATTGATTAACCTTTGGGTGTAGTGCTGTGCGTTGTTACGTGCATCGCTCACCATTTTATTGAATAGCTGCATATCCACTACTTGCGTATCGTCTGAAGTACGGATAACCACTGAACCATTCACGAACTTGGTGTAAATGTTCGGCATGATTTCAACAACCGTGTACCACATAAGCATCGGTTGCACGTAGTTTTCGAGTAGTGTGGTGTAGTTTCCCGTAGTTCCCGATCCCGCAACGTCTGTATAGAGTTTCTGAATTAGGTTTGTGCCTAATGTAGATTCAAGCCATTTATCTTGAGCCAACTTTGTAGCGGGGTAAATTAGATTGTCCTCTATCGCATCATTAAACGCGGTGTACTTTCTAAGATATTCGGGTGTGATTAGTAATACTTGAGCCATTGTGTTATGCGTATTTAAGTGAACCGCGTGTTGGTGTGTTTATTGGTGCCACAGATTCAAAACCTTTCTTTTTTACGAATGGCACGTTGCCCACTCGTTTATCATTTTTCAATCCGTCATTGGGTAAAAACTTTCCTTTCTCTCTTTTGCGGAAGTAGATTTGTCGTTTCCAAAAGTGGTGACAGTAAACGCCGCCTTTCCAAAGAAAAATATCATAAGTTGACTGTCCTTCTGGTGCAAAGTTTCCGTTCACTCCATCATCCCCCATCGCTTGAATATCCTCGTACCGGAATACTAGACCTTGATCGCGTATGCCGTCCATAATCAAACAGAATGGGCGTGTTTTATCTGTGCTATCTCCCGCCCATTGGTAACGGATTTTATACAGTCCTCTATCTTCATCGCTTTTCTTTTCGCCTTGTGCGTATGAATCCTCACCCGCTAATTGAGCCTCTTTCCATTTGGAAACCGCAAGTTCTTCATCCTCTCTAGTGTCGTGGGCGGGTTGTTCGTCCATCAACTCCCATTCTTCGCCGTCTATCTCTTCGCCTACATTCTGAAAATGTGAAACGAATTTAGCCTCTAGGTCAGCAGTTAATTTGTCGCCGTCGTGACTACAACAAATCTTTTTTTTTTCCGCGATTAGAACAGCGTTGTCGTCAACACCCAACGGGTTATCTTCAATGAATGAAATGTTCGCGTCAATACCTTCGTTCTGCAAAAGGCCTTTAAGGTCACGAGTAATAAGTTTTCGCATTGGAGCGATAACCTTATTCATCATAATCTCAAGACCTTGTTTCATTTCGTCCGTGTTCGAACCTAGACCGCTGCCGTCTCTGATACCAAAGATTAGCGGCGTAGTGACGCGGTGTGAAACAAATATTTTCTTATCGCTTTCTTCAGAAAGGAATTGATATTGCTTGTCAGCGTCATTGATTGGAAAATCTTGAAAGGTTGCGGCCTCCGCAGTTGATTCATTAAACAACATGATGAACTTACCCGCATTCTTTGCCCCGCTAATTGATCGCTCAATATCACGTTTCATTGTTTGCGCCTTTTCCGCGTCGGGTTGTCCATTGTTGAACTGAATGATGAATGACGGAAATAGACCGTTTTGAATATTGTTCAAGTGGTAAACAGCTATCTGTCTAGCCATTTCAATATAATGAAGCCCCCCGATGTAGTCGGGCTTTGGATAGTAAGTGGATCCCGCTGTTGGTAGTTGTGTAAATATTACACCCCTTGCACATTCTGCGTTATCCTTTATGTCATCCCACAAATGAATGAACACGGGTTTGTTTCGTTTCTTGTTTGGGTTCTCCCAGTCCCTAGAATACCACGCGCCCGTCACCTTTCCACTTTCTTCGTCAAAAGCAAGACGCATATTTTCAAATGGCAAATGATTAACTTTCGCCGCTTTGAATCCTGCTAACTTTTGGTCGATTGGTTTTATGACATCAAGGAAATACCCGCCGTGACATTTAAGGTCAAATGCAATAAAAGGGAGCTGTTCGTTTATATCCCAAACGCTAAGAAACTTATTTGCATTGGGGTTGTCAGATTCTACACCAAGTCCCGCAACCATTTGAGCGATTCCACTCACTAACGCACCGTGTACCGGCACATTCTGCGCAAGTTCAATTAGGTAGTTAGGGTATAGGTTATCTACACCGTAGGCAACCCAACCGCGCTTATTCTCAATCTCTACCGTCGATACACTCTCGTATTTCGCGAGTGAGATATCAAGGGTAGATAGTGGTGGTGTTGATTGTGGTGTTATCGATGTAGTATTCTCCATTGTCTGCGATTATTGCCGATCCACGCTCAATCAGTCCAACGACTGCGGCGTTTAGTGGATCAATGTTAGATGCTGAATTTTGCC